GTTCACTCCTTCGCCTGCAACCATGCCTACTGCTCTCACTGACTTTGCCACTTACGACGAAATCCGCGCTGTATTGGGAGTGTCGGATGAAGAGTTGGAGGATGGCACACTTGCTCTGCCTATGTACTTGAAGCTGCTACAGCTAGACTTCGGAGACATAGCAGGTACTCTAGAGGCTCAGTATCTAGCTGCTAAAGCGTCTATCACTCCGTCTGCTGCGGAGCAGAAGCTCGTAGATGTAGTCTCGGTATTCTCAGCTTACGCAATCAGCAAACACCTACTCACATCTCTGCCGCTGTTCGCCCCCAAACGAATTACGGATGGACGTGCTGAAACAGATCGCATCACCGATCCTTTTGAGGGTGTGAGGGAAGGGGTGAATTCTATGTATCCGGTACTCAAGAGCCGTGTTGGGGCGGCGCTTGGAGCACTGGGAACTTCCGTTACAGCTAGCCCTGCAAGAATCTTCTTTAGCGTGGCTGGACTCGCAATCAATCCTGTTACGAACGTATGATCCAATTAAAAGTGTTCTCGGCGCCTTGGTGTGGTCCCTGTAAAAGTATGGAACCTGCACTTAAAACCCTGCTAGCTCGTGGGGTACAGATCACGAAGATTGATGTAGAGGCTGATCCTGTTACTGCTGCTAAGCATGGGGTACGTAGCGTACCCGCCCTCAAAGTTTATCACGGCAATGATTTGCTGAAAAGCCATACCGGGGCTATGACACTTGGACAACTTGAATCGTTTATAAAGCCATGAAACTTAAGAGCGCTGCCCGTTATTTCGATACCGATACCGTCACAGACGGTTATACGGGAGCGCTCCTCTTCAAAGCACAGTTTAGTTCCTTCGATCAGGCTTCCCCAGACGGCTCTTTCCAACGACGCCGGGTAGTTTCGCTCGCCCCTGGCATAGCCCCAGCAACTCGTAGAGTAGTGACAGTACAGGGCATGCGCTGGATCATGGGTGAACTTGTCACTGACGCTTTTAAAGACAAGCCCATCCGGCAGACAAGTGCGGCGAAAGAGGCCACAGACCTCTTCACCTTGCTCACCCCTGCTCAAGCTGCGCTCAAGAACACGGGTACGCCTATCTACGGGCATAAGCAGTACCTAAAAGACACAGTCAATAGCGTTACAGACAGCAACTACGACCCTCAGTATGAGATATTCTTCGGGATTACCGAGAACCTGAAGGCCGGGTATTTCCTGAAGAGTGCGCAACAGTATCTGCACATCAGGAGTGTGCAGTATGCCAACGAGGGCTACTGGGTAGCTGTGTCGGACGAACTTGCTACTAATCCTGCTACAGATGCCGAGGTTACTGCAGCCTTTGCGGGTGTTTACGACCCGGTAACCGAAACACATGCAGCTGGAGTGACGACTACTGGCATCATGCTTGATATGTACAAGCTGTACAACTTCAATACTGAAGCCGATCCTCGCAGCCAAGCTGGAGATATGAGCCTGATTGTGGCTAAGTCTGCAGTTACCCCAAAAGCAGACCAGCTCATTACCATAGCAGGTGTAAACTGGAAGAATATTAAATTCACTCCTTATTTTGACGCCTGGAACATACAGCTACGGAGAGCGTGATGCTGAAGATCAAGGCTAAAAATATTGCCGGATTTATAGCCAAGTTGAAGAAGCACCAGCTTATAGTGGAAGGGCAGGTAACAGAGACTAAGCGCAGGCTCGTTCGAGACATCTTTACAGACTTGGTTCAAGGCTCGCCCCAATGGTCAGGAAATCTTGCGTCTAACTGGTATATCGAGTTTCACGGCAATACTGGTGGCTACAAGAAAATCAGGGACTACAGGATTCGGGATTGGCGTCGTGATGATCCGTACTACGCAGGCGCTGACCCAGCTGTAACTAAGACTCTTAACAGAGAGCTGCCAAAGATCGCAGGCATTCGCTGGAACAGCAAAATCCAGATTGTCAATTATGCGCCCTACGCGGCCTATGTTGAAATGGGTGTAGGCCCAGAAGGTCGAAAAATTCGGGACGTTAACTATAAGTACGGTCAGATTGCAATGGCTGGTTACGTCGTTGCTAAATATAGCCAGCTCAGAACATTGAAGAGAAGAGTATGAGTAACCTACGAGAATCTGTAAGACTTGCTTTAGTCGGTAAGGTGCAAGCACTGGCTGCTACATTCACAGCTTACCCACTTGAAGTCGAGTATGCGAATGGCATTAAGGTAAACACTGCTCTGCAGACGAACCCATACCTTAAAGCTTGGATTGTCTATCAGGACGGTCAGCAGGTGAATTTGGCCCTGAATCCGGATCACCGGTTGATCGGCACTATCGTCCTTGAAGCCTGTGTGAAGGAGGGCAGCGGCACCAAGGCCGCGAATGCCCTGCTGGAGCACTTTTACCCGGCCATCCATATGAAGGACACCATACCGCCTCTGCGGACACTTGCTGCCCGGTTTAGCTCGAAACCCGCATCGGATGGTTGGGCTGCAGAGGCTGCAATCATCCCCTTCTGGGCCGACTCTATCGGTACGTAGGTGTTTGTAACTTCAAGCGACAGGCATTGTAGCATATAACCTTGCCGCTTCCTGCTCGTCCAGCTATTCTCTCTTCAACCGATATTCGATTAATCACGGAGATACCTTCATGGCACTCGCATCTACTAGCCGCGTACAGCTGTCCTACATCAAGGAAGTTACTTTCGGCGTTACCCCTATTGCAGGTACGGTGCGCAAGCTTCGCATTACCGGCGAATCGCTGAACTTTACCATCAATAAAGAAACTAGCTCGGAAATCAATGATTCCCGCAGCTCGTCCAGCATGATCCCCACCTCTGCTGAAGCTGCTGGCGGTGTGCAGGCTGAAATGCAGTTTGCTGAGTACGATCCTTTTATCGAAGCTACTTTGCAGAGCACGTTCTCTGGTATTGGCGGCACCGGGGTTAGCACCGCTTTTGAAGCTGCTATCACTGCTACAAACATTACTGCCACTGCGGGTCCTATCGGCACTAGCGCGTTTACTACTCTGCAGCCAGGTCAGTGGTTTACCTTGGACGGTACTTCGTCTGCCAATGACGGTAAGCTGTTCCGTGTTAGCAAGACTACAGCACCTACTGCCACGGTCATCACGCTTGATCCTGGCACTCCCGGAGTTGCGGGTGGGCCATATGCCGCTACAACTGTGTTGGCCGCACGACTCAGCAATGGTGTGACTCAGCCCAGCTTTACGCTGCAACGTACCATCGGTGACGTTGGTGAATATTTCTCGTTCCGGGGTATGACCGCTAGCTCCATGTCTCTGAGTATTGCTTCGGGTTCGCTCTCGACGGTGGAATTCAGCTTCATGGGCAAGGATTCGGCACAGAGTAACGCTACGCTGCTTCCAGCTGTCGTTACCGATTCTCAGTCTTACCAGATCATGTCTGGTGTGTCAGGTACTACTTGTGCTTTGTGGGCTAACGGTGCGCCACTTACAGGTACGTTTATCAATTCGGTTTCCTTCAGCTATGACAACTCTCTGCGTCAGCAGACAGCTCTCTGTGCCCTGGGTGCTATCGGCATCGGCAGTGGTCAGATCAACGCAACTGCTGACATTGAAGTGTACTTCGCAAGTGGTGCTACGTTCTACCAGGAAATGCTTGATAACACCAACATCGAGATTGCTTTCACTTCTTATGATGCTGAAGGTAACGGGTACATCTTTACCCTTCCGGCGGCTAACGTGTCTAGCTACACGGTGGATGCTTCGGGCGGCTCGGATAGCGACCTGATGGCCAGTATCTCGCTGACCGCTTTGCGCGATGCCGCTAATCCAGTCCCTGCGCTGCGCAAGGTGGTGTTTATCGACCGCGTGGGTGCACCCCTGCTGACCTAAGTTTCTCCTGTGGTTGGCTCCCGCCAATCTTTGCCCCCGGCAGCTAGTCTGTCGGGGGCTTTTTGCACTACAATCAGCCAGTCTCGTTTTGTTGGACTGTGTACACAGGATAAAACAATGTTTGATAAAGTAGAGATTCAAGAAGAAGATGCTGGTCTGGATATTTTTGCCGAATTCGCCGTCGATGATGGTGGTGTGTGGGTTCCTTATGCTGGGGATGTAGAGTTTCTCATCGCC